CCGTTTGAGGCTCCTGAACTGAATGGCCTTGGTCTAGGTCTGGAGATTAAGGTCGGTCAGAATTGGGACTACAAGGACGATGCCAACCCAGACGGAATGGAAGTGATACTAGGCTAATGAAAATTAAAATGTTGCATAGTGCAAAAATCAGATGCTCCTGGTGCAAACAACAGGTGCTATACATCGACTATTTGGCGGTGCATGGCCCTCTGCTTTGCTTCCTAAGATCTGATATAATAAAAGAAGAAGGTAAAAAGGAGACAAAACATGAGTGATATGAAAGTTGTGTATACTGCGGGGCCGATCACTACGCCCTCGCAGAATGAACGATGGGAGTTTCACATGACAGCCCGTAGATATGCCTTTGAAATCTGGAAGGCTGGTCATTGCGCTCTCTGTCCACATTTGAACACGATGTTCATGGACGATACAGAGATATCATCCGGGACTTTTTACAATGGCGATCTCTTGATGATTGAACGCTGTTGTGATGCAATGCTTATGCTCCCTGGATGGCGCGCGTCTAAAGGCTCAGTTCGTGAATGGGAGTTAGCTAAGAAACTTGGACTGCCAATCTTCTTTACTGACAACATGGCTGAACTGATGGCGTATCTTGAGACAGGTGAATACAACAAGATAACCTAATGAACTATGCAGAACAAGCACACGTTTGGTGGGAAGGTCAGGTCATGGATTGGGAATATGAAGAAACCATGCACGAAAATGACCTTGATTTTGAAGACTACATAACAGAGGTCATTGGATGCCTTTGCGGTTATCACTGCCCTCGTTATGAAATGGAAGATCACTGGTGCGACGAAATGGAGAAGATGCTAAATGCCATACATACCCCCAAAAGATAGAGAACCTTTCACTCGGAGTTTATCTGATTGTGTACCCTACATGAACAGGAAAGGAGATCTCACCTACTGTGTCTATTACTTGGCACTCGCAATGGCCCGAAGTCGCGGCATGAACTACACAAATATTTCTACTGCAATCAGTTGTCTTGAAGATGCAGCACAGGAACTTAGACGTAGGCACCTGAATCCCTACGAAGACTTAAAGATTCAGGAGAATGGAGACATTTAATGGCTACAGCAATTATGATTATTTTTACTGTAATTATTGTTGGCGCTTTGTTGTTAGAAGCGTTGAATATACTCAGAGAAGCTGGAAAGGATAGAAGATAATGGCGACAATTTTGAAAATCTCAGGCGGCAATGTTATGGTTGACATTGAAACTCTAGGCAATGGGAAGGATGCAGCTATCGTCAGTATCGGTGCTGCTAAGTTTTCCTTGCGTGGTGACGGACCTGATGAAACCTTTTTGACCAACGTGGATTTTGCAGACGCAATGCGGTATGGTCGCGTTGATGGTAACACGTTGAAGTGGTGGTTCCAACAGAGTAGAGCGGCACAGGATGGAATCATGAATAATCCTAATGCTCCCCCTGTGACTCTGGAACGTGCGTTGATCGACTTTCGTACATTCTACGGAACCTCGAAACAGTTGTGGAGTCACGCTACTTTTGATGCAGTCATTCTGGAATACGCTTATCGTAGAAGGTCTATGACTCAACCGTGGCACTACCGAGAAACTAAAGACATTCGTACCCTGAATTTTATTCACAACATGATTTCTGGCAAGAAGGGTACAACTCGATCAAGGGCTGATACATCAGTGGCGCACTCTGCGCTCGATGATGCAGTCTATCAGGTTGAGTACGTGCAGGATATGTGGAAGTCCATGATGGCTGTGCGGGATAAGGCCAACGGGGGAATTTAATGATCTGCCCGTTCTGTAAAGCCTGGGGGGTGAAACAATTAACACCTAGAGGCAGGATACGCCCCAAGAAAAGTTATCACTGTCCTAGTTGTGAAAGGAGTTTTTGGATACCATGGGTAAAATAGAAAAAGAGTTTGTGACAAAAAAATTAGAAGGATACTGTGTGGCACTCTGGAACACCGCTAAAGATTTTAACGCACGATGGTTAGGATTTGAAGATACACAATCCTGTATTAACGACACGGTAGAATGTGTGTGGAATGAGGCTCTCGAAGTGGCGGCACAGGAAGCTGATACCAACGGCGACTTCGCCACGTCTAACGCTATTCGCACTTACAAAATTGAAGGGATGGATATATTGTATGAGTAACGCCGCGTTAAGAATTAGAGATCGGCAGCAAGACGTGTGTGCTGGATGCTACCATTTTAGAAGTACACACATACTCGTCATGAAGAAACCAAAGGAAGAACGTTACGTTTGTATTGATTGTGAGTGTCCTGATTTTAGAGATCAACACCCTGCTACTGAATCAGCTATAGCAGAATGGGCTGATGAAGCGCATCGTAAGATGTATGAGAAAAATACTATGGAACCAACAAGGATGCGTACACCTAAAGAGATCATTGACAAGCACGTAGACATTATGAATGAACTGATAGAGGAAAAAACTATGGAAGAAGGCAAGAAGTTTGATGGAGATAAACTAAGGTTGGATCTGATTCCTACTATCCTACTTAGGGGCGTAGCTTGGATTTTAACTTTCGGGGCGAAGAAGTACGGTGATAGGAATTGGGAGCAAGGTATCCTGTATCATCGACTGTGGGGCGCAATGCTGAGACACCTAATGGCGTGGTATGATGGCGAGGAACTAGATCCCGAATCTGGCAAGCCCCATTTATGGCATGCTGCTTGTAATCTTTCATTCTTGATGCACTTTGAAGATAATAAAGATCGCTATGAATCGTTTGATGATCGGCCTTGTCAGGCTGACAGACCGTTTAACTCGTAACGTACACTATATAGGCAAATACCGCAACTAGGAAGCCCATTTCTAAATAAAATCTCATTGGTTAAAAGGAAGCTTTTGTCCTGTCTTTTCTACAGACCGTAGATAACCATATCCACCTACGAGAGTGCCAGCCAGCATATGAACTTCCCAAGGGATAATCATTGCTAGTGCTGTCGGCATCCATATATGAACGATAGCCATGACAGGATAGTTAACAATATACATTGCTAGAAGACCCCACAACCATGCGGGTCTAGCTCTGCGTACAAAGGCATCCTCTGATGCTAACTCAACTTTAATCATTGAGCGCATATCAGCGGCATCCTTCATGTAAATTTCTTCAATTTTAGTTTCGTAATCGCGTAGATCTTTTGCCGCTTGTGCCTCAAGGAGAGCCATCTTGACGGTGATCTCAGCCTGTTCAGCGGGTGGTAACTTGCCTGTGACTAGGCCGACGATATCTTTGACACCTTCCATGATGCCTTCAACCGGATTAAAAATTCCTTTGAGTGTTGAAATGAATCCCATTATTTACCACACCTGTCGCCAGTGAAGCGTCTTTTTGCAGTGCTGAACCAAGTTATTTTTGAAGGGATTTGTGCTCCTACTACTTCAATACTATGAAGTGATTTGCCGAAATCAAGCACCAACCCAGGATGAAGATTAACCGTCAAAGATCCATCAATAGCCACCAGTCTTACTCCAGTATCATTTGGATTCCTTTCTACTGTATAAACTGTTGCCAGTTTCGGCATGTTTAAATTCCCCCGTTAGCCGTTTACCGTCTGACGACTTTCCGCCGTTTAGCGTAGTAAACTGCCACCAGTGACATTAGGTTAAGTCCGATGTACCAAGGCAAAGTCACCCCACCGAAGAAACTAGCAACGGCTAGGATCAAAATGATAGGTACGACTGAGTGATACATCACCGGAAATCGCTCTGCAATAAGCAAAGTTAAGATGTAGACTAGAACATACGCGCCTACAGACGCAAATAGCGATACAATAAAATTTATCATGACTCTATTATATCACATTATGGGGTTATCAGTAGTAAAGCCAGAGTCTAGGAGTGGGTAATTGATCGTCAGCAGAGTCAATATGGACGAAATTTTCGCCCAATCCAATGCGTTTAAAGCCAAAATGTATGGCTGCTTCCACGATTAAGAACCGTTGGTAGGAGTGAGTACAGTAGATATCCACGCCTTTACCGAGCATGTGAGCCGATTTAGACTTGCCGCCAGCGTTTTGGTTAGCCACAGGGCAGCGATATCCAGAGGTAATAGACAGAGGAATCCCTGCGCGAGTGCGTATCTTCTGCAATCGCTTGATGAAATCCAGGTCTATAATGAGTTCGCCACAGTGTTTGCAGCGGAACTCGTTTTCATTAAAATTTTTGGTTAGTTGTTTACCCATTAGTACATCATAAAGTCCCAAACAAATTTCACGATAATGGTAGCAAACGTACCACCAATAATTCGCATCATCCAGGTACGTTTCTTTTGGGTCTGCTCCAGTCTGTCAACGGTCAACACTAGACCGTGAGGGTTGTTGGTTAAGATCTCGTCATGCTTGGTGAGAATCTTCGTCACCTGTGCGGTATGCATTTCTACCTGGGTGCCCAACTTTCCTATCTCAACTTTCGTTTCAGTTAACTCGTCGTAGATTTTTGATAGATCACTCATTAGAACTCCTTTTTCTTTGCTGCCTTTGGCCCAACAATAATAGGAGCCAAGAATGGTATCCGTCTTTGCACTTCTTTTGATATAGGTTTAATCTCACCACGCGCTATGGCTTCCAAAGGTGCGACAGCTAAGGGTACCGAAGGTCCAAGAACGGCTGAAACCTGTGAGAGAGTGCCATACTGTGTAGCTTGCCATACGTCCATGAATTTTCCCAACGCTCCAACCATGATAGCATCTTCCACAATACGTGTAATCATTTCAGGATTCTCAACGCCGGTGGCCGTAATAGCTTCTAGGAGTGCTGCATCTACTTCCGCAAATTCAATAGGATCTGTGCCTATGATAGAGGAAAGAGCCGCACTTCCAGCTTCTCTGATTTCTCTACGACCTCGCCCAAAGATTTCTCCCGCAATAGGAAAGGCAATTCCAAGTTTAGTAAGGTTCTTCAACCCTTGAACTGGATCACTGAATAGCTTTTTAACAACCTCATTCTTGATAAGCTGTGTTTGTTTAAACGCAAATTGTCCAAACTGATTTACGATCTTACCTTCAGGGGAGTTCCACCACAAGGGAAGATCTTTTGCTCTAGTTCTAAATTGTGTATCGTTAGTAACCTGTTGTGCAGCAGAGAATATGTCGTCCTCTTTCAAACCACCGCGTTTGATAGCCTCGTCAACATTGATGCCCAAGCGTTCCAATTCTTTCACGGCTCTCTTGTTGGGAACCTGACCGCGTTTAGCTTGATTTGCTACACGCTTAAACATTTGTTGTGCGTAGTTTCGACCAGCTATAGCGGATATCGTTCTATTGATACGCTCTGTAAAGGAGAAACCCGTTGCTCTGAGGAACTGTCCACCAGCATCGAACCCTCCCATCTGACGCATGATCTCTCCGGTGAAGTTGTCCATCAAGGCAGAACTGCGTAATCCAAATTCGGTTTCTTTACGAAAGTCTGTAGCCAGGAAAAACATAGCCTTGATAGTCGCGCGGGTGTTGGTTCTCAGCAGTGTTGATACAGACTGAGACAAATTGATAACCTGTGCGGCCGCAAGCAGTGGAGTATTAACAGTCCGTAGAAATTTTGATAGGTTCTTTCTACCTTGACTGAACTGCACTGCGCCTGTAGTAGCCTCAAGTAAATCCTGTGCGAACTGGTGGTTGTAACCTTCAGTCTGCATACCTTTAATCAAAGGGTTGATAATCTCATTATTTTGTCCAAGCACTCGTACTTCTTCCAATCGTCTGTATCCACGTACATAATATGTAGATAGAACTTGCTCAAGATCAGTTTGAATTGCCCAATCAGGTAGATTCAATTCTCTTGCGCGTTCCATGTTTCCAAACTGAGCAGACGAGTGGTGCCGTACATAGTCTTGTAGAACCACATTGGCCTCTGCTCTATTCCGAGCCATTTCAGGATGATTCTCTATAATCCATTTCTCTAATCTATTGGTAAACTTCTGATTTATAAACACATCATCCCGAAGGTTGTGTGGTATGAAGTTCTCTCTCAGATTAAAGGGTACTAAAGTTCCATCCCGATGCCGTACTTTAATGCCAATGTCTGCCGCTTCCAAACCCATTTCATTCAAACGAGTTCGTAGTCCACCAATCTCAGGTGCAAGGCGATTCAGTTCGGCCTGTGCTTCCTCAACAGTGGTAAAGAGTTTACCCTTAGCAATTTCTTTGCCACTTGCTCTCTGTGATATAGCCACGGCTCTTGCAGCAGCTTGCTCGTCACCATGATTCAAGGCAGAGAAGATAAGATTTTTTTCGCCCTGACTCATTCGAAATTTCCTTTTACCAAAGCGTCCGGTGACTTCAAACAAATCCGCTAATGCGCCTGACGCACGTTTCTCAAATACATTATCAACAGAGTCGATCATGTTCATGAACATCTTACCAAATTGACCTTGTTTGCGTACTACAACTGCGGCTGAAGTGAAGTCAACAACAGGTGCGCCACGTAAACTGAAGGTATTATGGTATAGGCGTTTTAGGAATCCAGCTTGTTCTGCCACAGGTAATTTAGAAGTAGTAATACCAAGAGAAGATATACTCTTATCGGCTGTCCTAGAGAACAATACTCCAGGTTGAACTTGGCTAGGTCTGCGTGGTACAGGTAATGCTCTGATAGGTCGTATGCCTCTCACATCAGCTAACCCACGACTGCGCTCTAATTGTCTAGCACGATTGGCTTCCACAAGTGCGGAGTCAACCGCCAATCCATCTTCTGCATTGCGGAGAGCCACTTCAGAGGCTTCCTGTCGCAATTTGTTTGCTTTAATGGCATCAGTTCTAAACCCACTATTTCTTTGCACTTGTTCTGTTACTGTTCGGGGAAACACACGATCAGGTCTTCCTGGCCCTTCAAGGATTCTAGTGGGGGCTGTAGGAAACTCCTGTCTAGGACCGTGTAATACAGATTCAGGAACCGAGTTCTCAAATATACGTTGTGCGCGTTCAGATCTCTGGATAGTTCCAGGTGGAATTGATTTAATACTAGTTGGTAAAGCAGTTGCACCACCTGTTACAAGCGGCGGCGGCTGTACTTGATTGGTAATAATTTTACCGTCTACGGTTCTCACATCAGGTACAATCTCAACAACTCTCTTTGGGGGTAAACCACCAGCCGTACTAACAGTTGGTCTACCTGTAAGACGAACACCGCCCGCACCAGTGGGGCCAAGTCCTTCTACACCTCCAGAGCCGAGTAGTCGAGCGGGATCAGTGATCGGTCCACCATCCCCTGCGGTTAGTAATTTCTGTGCATAACGTTCTTCAGGAATAGCCTCCATCACCGCAGCGACTTTCTTAGCCGCCCTAGGAGATATACCGTGAGCTAAATCAATAGTAACTCTACCAATAGTAGAAGCCTTACCACCAAGCAATGCAGCCTTAGATGCACGTAGTCCCATTAACAAACCCCATTCAACAGGGACTAATCCGAACATCAAATCAGTGACAAGATCGCCCAATTCTGATCCAGTTGTAGCTCGATCATCACCAACAAGGGTAAACATTTTACTTACATTATCTGAAGCACGTAGGAAAGTTTCAGAGTCAGGGGGCAAGTCCGTAAAGGTTGCACCAAGACTAGCTTCAATGCCTGATACCGCAGTTCGACCTACGTTAGATAAACCTTGAATAATAGGAGCAAGGGGAGAAGTTGCAAGCGCAAGTCCACCCAACGCTACCTTCAGGACACCAAGAGTCTCCTGATAGGGCGTGATATGTTCTTCATTAAAAGTCTGTACGATTAACTGTGCGCCTTGCGCTGCCTGTTCCGCAATACTACCACCAATCTGTGCCCCAACGCGTCCAAGGAAACCTTTAGGCTTCTCAGAAGCCAAAGTCTTAGGTTCAGGTGGTGCCTCACCAGTTACCAACTCAGTCAAACCACCAGCTTCTTCTCCACCCAACGCCTGAATCTCAGGTTCAGGTGCAGGGGCTTCAGAGGGTTGTGCGCCCGCTTGAGCAGTAAGTAAACGATTGGCACTCAACTTACCTTCTTGATTAACAGGAGAAGGACCGCCTACTCTAGCTTGTGCAGTTTGTTGCTCAGGCGTAAGTTCCTGTCGGCTTACGGGGGAATTTATATCCCCCACGGACAGGTCTTCCTGCGCGGGTGCTGGTTGTCCTTGCTGTTGTGCCGTAAATCGACGTACCGCAGCAGACATAACTTCAACCGGAGTTCCCTCTGGAAAGTCCAGAAACGTATTAGTTCCTTGTATTTGTACTCTAGGCATTATTGAATTACTCTACCTTCTTGAAGAATCACATTACCTTGTGCATCCATTTGAATTACTTGGGGTTCATTACCACCCCCTGATATCAGTTGTGGCCCCGCCGTGGCAGGATCAGCAATAAATAAGGGGGATGATTCAACACCCAAACGAGGGATTTCTTCACCAGGGGTAGCGATAGTACCTGACCTTGGAGACACTAAACTAGTTTCCTTTCTAGTTCCTTCAAACCATTTTCCTACTAACCATAAGTTTGAAAACATATTAGGAACAGGGAATTCTTCTGTGACAGCAAGTGGTTCACCTTCAAGTTCCATACTTTGCAAAAAGAAAGCACGAAGATTTGCTTTAGTAGGTTCATCCAAATCCTTATAGCCTTCAACCCTAGCAGTAAGCCATGTATCAGCACCTTCAAGTTGCGTATTGGTAATTTTAGATACCTTAGCTCGACGCGGTACTCTAGCCAATTCCCATACGTTTGTGCCTTGTATTCCAAGCAATGTGCCAGACTCCGCATCGAATTGATAACGAATGTCCTCTGGATTTTGCCTATCAAACAATAGTTCGACCGCTTCACTCTCACTGATATTTTTAGTTTTCATCAAGATCTTTGTCATAGATTTGAAAGTTTTAATTTTCTCAGTATCTTTGACTTGCTTGTTGATAATACGTTTAGATTCAGCCAAAGCTACAGCCTGATTGATACCCTGGCCTCCTTCAGCTTCTTCTGGCGTAACTTGTCTAATGGCTCCAGTTACTTCATCAACAATATGATTACCGCGCCGTTCCGCACGAATTTTAAATTCTTCTTTAATTTTTTCCTGTGCCTGTGTAGTCTGCTTGGCCTCACTTAATGCACGTTCAAATCTACGGTTCTCCTGTTCCTCAAAAGGTACAGTGACAGGTCGCTCTTGTGGCGGTGTAGTAGGTACTTCCAGTGGAGCAAATGCAGGTCCACCCGCAGCAGTTTCACTAGGCAACTGTTGTTGTGCAGCTTGTTCCGCAGGGAGAGCTTCTACCCCAGGTTCAGCAGCACCAGGGTCAACAGGAAGGATCTCCGTCTGTCCTGGGATTGATACAACACCAAGCGCAATAGCTTTCTTAATGTCAGCTATGGATTTCTTGTCGCCAAACTGAGCGCGGTTTGCCATATCCACGAAGGCTGGATCAAACGCTTCAGGGTCGTCCCTAACGCCAGCAATAGCCGCTTCAAACTTTTCCTCGTCCTTAATCTTTTCCTTCTTCTTCTCTAAAGCAGATTCACGTTCAGCATCGAAGAAGCCGGTTCCAATACCAGCAATTAAACTTGTTAAAAAGGGTCCAGCCATTATCCACCACCCCCACCGAAGATCTTACGTCCGATGAATCCACCAAGCGGTCCACCAACAGCACCACCGATGCTGCCCAAGAAGCCGAGTTTAGATTTTCTACGTTCTGCTTCAGACGTTAAGATGCTCTGTAAGCCAGAACCCTGTTGTCCAAATGAGCCAGTAGCCAGTGATCCTTGTTGGGCTGAACTGCCGAGCAAGGTAGAAAACAGGTTGGAAATTCCTCCTGCTCCTGCCCCTGGTGCGCCTTGTAGAATACCACCTCTGGCTGATCCTACGCCTCGTTCTACGCCAGCAAGTGACGCAGATGCAGCACCCCCGCCTGGAACGTTCTGTAAAATGTTTTCTCTTGTTGCACCAGCAGTACGCCGTACGTCTTCAAGTTGTGAGCCAAACACTTTGCCGAGTATGCCTCTATCGCCAGTCATTAGACCACGAAAGAATGTGGAGAGCAACCCGATATTTGGTTCAGCAGTCTTAAACAACTTGTCTGCCCGCGCTGTCTCACTTTTGGCTTTCTGCCCAAGTGCCCTAGCCGAGCCAGCTTGTGCGTCTAGTGCATCCTGTTCTGCTTTTGAAGGTCCGAATCCCATTACTTATCTCCTTTTCGTACATATAATTGACCGACATACTCAAAGCCTAAATGCTTGATTGCGGTCTTCTTTTTCTGCCAACCACTGTAGGTCGGCTGTAAAAACACATAAACAGGGCTATTTCCTATTAAACCCTTTACTTTATTCCACATGCGCCACGTTAAATTCCCCCGATAGTCTGGATCTGTCCAAACGGGGTCAACGTGTATCATCTCTTGAATGACCCAAAATCCTACGATTTTGCCCTTTACTTCCGAAATAATCACACTTGAGAACTTCGGGTCAGGAATCCACTCGTCGTTATCGGGAAGGCCCGATCCTCGCAAACCCTTTAACCGCCCGTATTCGGAAGGTTTCAGAAGTCTGACTGTGGGTACATTTATGCCCATACGTTGCAATAATCCTTGTGCCCATTTTATCACTTTTCCCATTTTAAATCAAGTTTAGGTAAACAAGCCCGCAACGTGCAAATCTAAAAATACCACACTATTGTTGGAACCTGTCGTAATTCTCATAATAAGTCCTTCACCGGATGCAGCTAAAATCAAAGTATCAACGTCAACTCTTTGAAACGAAAAGGGAAGTGTATTATCCAAATCCGCTTCTGGGGTATAGTCTGATCTATAATCCACAAGAACGGTACCACCAGGAACAAAACCTGTAGCTGCAAATGTCCAACCTTGGTCATTATGGTGTAACAATTCAACATTAAAGACTCCATCGTTAGCTCCAGCAAGTCCTACAAAATCCCATGACTCAATAAAGAAATTATTAGCAGCAAAATCTTCAAAACGTGCAAATCCAAAATTAAAATCTGCGGTGAACGCTGTGTGTGTCGATCCACCTGAGTTTTGAAGTGTAAATGTAACCGGACCGATCCACTTCTTTACTGTTTGCACATATTGATCTAACGTTAATGTTGTAACATCAGCCACAAGAATTTCTGTATCACTTGCGATTCTAACCCCAAGATCAGATATAGAAGTTCCTGATACTTCTATCTCTACTGTTCCTGCGCCACCTGACGCGGTTCCTGCACCACCAGCTATAATTGCGGCATGTGCGGCATAAGGTACATCAGAATTTCCATGAGTAACAGATGTATTACCTGCGGGCGGTCCCTGATCTAAGTTTGCATCATCAGTATCAAAGTCATAAAATCCAGAAACAAAAAATGTTCCAGGCCCACCAGGGGGTGAACGGAATGAATACGATTTAATACTTGGAGTGCTAACAACAGTACCACCAATTTCGGAAGGTACTGTAGGACTTCCAGTAGAACCTGTAGGTCGGGCTGTTCCAATTGCCAAACCTCCATCATTTTTACACCAAATATAACAAGGTGTTCCATCAGCCGAGAATAATTCTATAACTCCAGGTGCGCCACCTTCTGCTCCAACGTTCTCGTTATTACCAACACTGACCGCTTTACCAGGAACATCATTACCTATATCTTCTGCTAATAGAGTGGCATCACCTTCTTCAATCGTTACTTCGCCAGTAACGGTCAAATTTGCAACCATAGACACATTCTGTGATCCGTCAATAGTTACGGCAAGCACAGTATTGGTAGTGAACTCCATTCGGTTTGCACCACCTGAACCAGCACCATGAAAGTAAGCGATCTGTCCTATGTTTTCATCATTAGCATCACCGAAAGCAATAGTGGATACACCATTACCGCCAGCCCCACCAATAAGTGCAAGTCTTGAGACAGAGTTAACTCCAAGATTGTTTTGCAATACTAGAACTGTTCCAGTATCGGTTTCTGTTGGGACCGTTCCCGTTCCTCTAATGATAGTGGTTTTGGCACTATCTTCAACAGTATATAACGTTCTAAAAGTATTATCCTGAATCTCTAGCAGATTTGAAGTCTGTGTTGAGTGACCTGTAATAAGAAGACCGATTTGATCTTCTGCTAATCTAATTTCAGCTTTCTTATTAAAGAGCCAAAAGTTCTGTCCAACATTGGTAGCAGAACCCCATACCACGTCCGAAATAGAAAAACGAATACTTTGTGAAGGTGCTGATCCTCCTGCGTTAAGTCTCGTTTGGTTGGTGCCTACTACGCGAAGTTGATAGTTAGTCGAACTTGGCGTTATACTATTTTCACCAATCCAGAGGCCAGCCCCCGTAGTACCAATGACTGTTCCTGCATCAAAGAAGAACGCATCAGTTGATCCAGTCGGACCTTCAATTCTAAGTTCACCCAAGTCGCTGATAAGTAAACGACTGTCGTAGGTAGCCTCATCAATTCTTGTTTCCAGAGTAAAGGTAGAAGCACCTAAATCACTTGTTACATCTACAAACCACCGCCAATCAATTTCATGCGGAGTGTTAGATTCAAAACTTTGTCCAGTCCATCGAATTGAATTAGAATCCTTTTGACCATCAGATTCTAAACCTGTACCATCTATAATAATAGCATCGACAGGATCTCCGTCTGTTACAATGGTAATTGGCCCAAAAAGTTCAAGTGATCCTGTAGCTGGATCGTACACCGGAGAATTACGTGCGTCCAGTTGTAAAGCATCATTTAGATGGGGCAGTCGATTACGTTCTGCATTTAATACTGTTAGACCACCACCACCACTGCCGCCGAAACTACGAGGACCAATTTGAGGACTGAACGCACTTCTAGCTTGTGCATCCCGTTCCTTTTCTATCATATCTCCCACAACTTCCATGGTGCCTTCTATATCTGCTTGTAGCGAATATATAGACTCCCAGGCTAGTTGTGTAGACTGGAATACTTCTTGTGTATCAAGTTCCCCATCCCGTTTAAGAACATTAGGAAACCATTTATCCCTATGTCTCATTACGGATTGATTGCGCCTCCCTCGAAAGGTAATTGAAATTGCTTATAACCAACATCGGTATTGAAAGGTTTAACCCAAACGGCGGTATCTTCATTGTAAACCAAGAAATCACCTGCCGAAGTTAGTGTAAATTGAAAATTCTTACCTTTGTTGGCAGGAAATTGTACGTGAATTTTACGTCTATTGCCACCTGTACTGGAGATAGTTTCTACTGGAGACAAAATTGTACCATCAATTGTAACTGTCAAAATTACATCGGCGTTAGACCGTAAGGAAATCCAAGCATCTTTGATGTGTCCATACGCCGCTAAATTAAAAGACTGTTCCTGTGTACGCCATGCATTATAGTTAGGCGGTTCTTGGTCAAAGATCCATTGTATATTGTATACGCGAATAGGAAATGAAGTCGTATTAGTCAAGCGTACCAACTCTGCAAGAATCTGATTTGTTCCAGAATTATCAAAAGCAAATTGTGCGGTCTGCGGTCCATTATGAGTGAATGTAAAATTTTCTACTCCAAGTGGATTGGTTGATTCATCCCCATTAATTCGCAGTTCTAAGTCTACTTCTTGTCCAAATGTATCCGCAGTAATAGCAAAACCTTTAACAAATTTTTCATACGGATGCCCTAAGTTTTCCCAATCAAATGGTTCCTCAAGTTGGACAGGTTCTTGTTTCCAAACCCATTTCCAATTCCATAAAGAACCTTCGACAGCAACACTAGTGAACCTCATACTCACTCCACGGAGCGGCTCAAAAGATATTTTGACAGGTTTAACGCCTGTACTATTGATAGTGAAAGGTGAACCCGTAATCTCTACTCCATCAACATCGACGCGGATATCTTTATCAACCCCGCCTGTGTCGCACTCAAGATAAAGTCCACTAATCCACTTATCTTCTAGGTTGCCATCGTCTTCAAAGTTTGAATCCCAATGTAATTGGCTAATTTGGTGAAGTTGGAAAGCAATATCCAATTCATGTAGAACCACCACATTACCATTGAACGTAGTAATATTGGTGAAGCCAAAAGAAATTGATCGTGCTATCTTATCTCTACCAAGTTCAATTTTATATCGTATACGCGCGCCTGTCCCAACCAACAGTTGTCCTGACTCTGTAGTTGCCTCGTCGTCCAAAAATGGTGTCACAGTTACGCTCACACCGACTGGAATACTTGCTTCTATGTGTATGTCGCCATAGGTTTTATTTTGATTCGGTGCATCTTGATCGAGCGCGCCTGTACGAATTTCTCCTACAATTGGAGTACCGTGATCGTCAGCTGCTCCACCTTGTTTAAGAATAAGACCATCTTCTGTACCAAACAAATGACTACGAGTTTCTGCTTCCGAGTAACTCATGCGAATAGGATCAGCCGTTTCCCAATATTCCCATCGAACTAACTCAGGTTCATATCGTAAAATTCGTCTATCACCGTTTGTATCTTTATAGTAAAAATAGAGATAAGGTGAGTGCCATTGCAAACGCATTTCATCTTCATCAGCTTCCATACTTACGCCAGCGTTAGCGTTGATAGTAATTTGCTCAAAGATTGGGCGTACAAAGGATTGTGTAGTGATAGACTGTTCCGTTCCACCAGCAGACTCATAAATACCATCTTTAGCTAACCACCAAAATCTTCCAGGTCCGACAGCAATAGCGTGTCGCTTCCACAATCCATGATCTACAGGAGTCTTCCATGCCACAAAGCGCGGTAGTCCTACAGGATTGACATTGATTGCATACAAATGTTCAGTCGAAAAGACGTAAGGACGTGTATTGAAAATGAATCCAGCTTGTAAAGGTTCTCCTGCACCTGTGATTTCGATGTTGTCTTGAGGCCGCCACTGGTCAGGACGTTGTGCTTTAGACCAATATAATCGACCGGCGTTAACTAAATTAGAATCCTTATTACCACGGACGGCAAAAATTGATTGTGCGAATGGCCCCCACCATTGTTCAGGCGGTCCACCATCTTCAAGAATCTCAATGATCGTAGTGGTTGTATCTTCCACTCGCATTGAACCTTTAAAAGTATCATCATCATCTTCACCAAGCACTACTTGTCGTGTAGTTCGTTCATCTTCTTGGAATTTTAGATTTGTCGTATATCGTGCAGGTTCTAAGAAACCAGTTAATGCATCCCAACTTTCTAATTGTGCGCCCCATAAGTAGATAGCATCACCACTAGTAATGACTTTAACACCAACATCAGTTGTACCAATAGCACAAGTAATAACAAAGCGTTCCCAGACACCAGCTTTGCCACCTTCAGTTTGTTCAAAATTAGGTTGTGCTAAGGTGATATCAGTTTCTTGGTCAACCGCTGATACAGTATTATAGAGTCTAATATGTGGCCCACTGCCTGTGATAGAATTGGCTTTCACATAAACAGAAAAATAAGTTTCTTGAGTTGTTGTTGTAACTGTTTGATTGACTTCTCCATCCACTGCCGAAACAATCATTTCGTCAGCACTTTCTCCAAAATCAGGAGCGCGCCTAACGTTGGATTCAATCACAGCATTAGTTTTTACCCAAGTAGCATTATTGAAGTTTTGGGAAAATTTAATAAGCTGTGTAACTTCCACAGGCAAAGGTAAGGGGATAAAGTTATCCTGTTCTAAAATCGGACTTGTTGCAATCTCCAGATCATCTTTACCATCTACATAGGTCGTGGTTGTTGCAGCACCAGGATTATCAATTGTATCTACCAAATGCCATTCTCGTAGAAATCCACCTCTGCGCCAAATGCGAATTTTATCTGCTACAGTAATATCCGTTCCAACAACTGTGAGGGTAGGAACTTGTTGCACAACTTCAATACCTTCAGGCATAATAGATGAAGGATTGGATTCTACTCCTGTCGCAGATTCGTAATAGGTATATCGCCAATCGTACGGTTGTCCACCAAGTTTAGAATTAAGAATAGACTCAGATTTAACCATATCAATCTGAGCGAATGTAATTGTATCGTCAGTAGTTGCAAGACCATTATACAGTGCGCCAATAGTTATAGCAGTAATATCAGACCAATTCTTGAGCGGATCACTACCTGAACGAAACCATGAAGTTTTAGGTCGTGAAAAGGAAAACCATTCATCTGAAGCAATCACAGCTTCATCAAGTGTGCCAGCCCAATTAAGTACAAAGTCTTGAAATGACATTCGTTCGGCCATCAGTCGATAGGATCTGAGTCTCAAATCAACCAACATCTGTTTAAATTCTTCGAACTGTCTACGTAATCTAGTTTCGTCGGACGAATCCTGTTGGTTAGCAGTCAACAATTCTTCAGATAAATCACCTGAAGATGATAATTCTGAAGGAGTAATATCAGAGTAATATGCGTTTTTGGAGAAGTTGGTCATATTACCATCAGCAGAAGTCGCTCCCGCAAAAGTAGAATCAACTAAGTCAAAAGTATCCGCATCAATAACAGTAATAAACCAATAACCATTAAGATCTCCACCACCTTCATTAGTTTCATCAGTAATCAATACCGCATCATCGGTTGAGTAAGCATGTGCAGTTGAAGTTACGCGCACTACACCTGAACCGTTATCGGCATACGTCATGCCTGTCTTAATAGGTTCAAGCGATAATGAAATCCGCATGAAGTTCATAGTCTGTAAGTTAGATAACTTCACAAACAATTCTGCGCGTGAGGCCGAAGCAAAACCAGTTCGCCAATCTTTAGTAACTGTAAGTATACGTCCAGCCAAAGCCGCTTGTGTGGTATTCTTTACGCCTGGGGTATTGAGTGTTAATTTGATTGCATTTAATGTGCCACCAGGATCAACCCTAGTAAGTTTTTGAAGATCAATAGTGTCGGTGATTCCTTCAATAGTATAATCACCATCCTTAGAAAACCAATCTGCATTAGCAGTGGGATTATCACCTGTCGCTAAATCATAGAGAGTATCAATAGTCGCAGCAGTCAACTCAGGAGTTTGCATGTGAGCATACTCATTGTTAGATCCATCCCTGTTAGGCCGCGTGATGCCAACTTTAACATTAGTACCAGTTACATCAATACGCCGCGTTCTTAAAGAATCAGCGATATAAACCCAAGTAGCTTTATCCAATAGGGGATGCCACGCTAACATACTAACAGGTTGACCGGAGTAACCACTATCACGTTCAATGAACGTAGTGGTTCCTTGAAATATAATTCCTGCTCCAGCCCTATTCGTGCCGACAATAAGCGTACTTGTATTGTCTTCACTATTTTCTAGGTGTATGATTGAATGTATTTCGTCAGACATTTTAACTTTCTAATGCAAGGATTTGAAACTGAACATTAACTACTCCACCCGGTCCTTCGATGCCTTTGACCCGCGCAGAAATTTTGGTTCCAGAAGTGAACTTCCAAGGGATGAGGTAGTGACCTTTCGCTTGCGATTGAAACCCTGAACCCGCGTCAGTGTCGCGCCAACTCAGTTTTTCAATGACCGGCACTTCTACTCCAGGTTCACCGATCCCGATGTCCAATTCAATTTCATTCGGGAACGATGGATTACCAGTAGGTCCATTGAAAACAAAAGACAATACTTGAGTGTCGGTTGTCGTCTGCACTTGGAAAACCCACGGACCAAATACATTGACAACTGCGTTGGTCGTCAATGGCGTGAGTGGGTTACTATGGTCAGCAGGATTTGCCATATTAAACTCCGAAAATTACGAGGCCCAATTGTAGTTCTTCAGCGTGGGGTGAGCCGATTCCGGTATCAAGCATCTCAGCACGAACCGACAGTCTCGTTCCGAGTGGAATATCCACCGGCATACCAAAGTACCGCGAGTTGTTTCTCAAGCTAGACGACCCGAAAAAGATTTGACCAAAGTCGTTAATCAACGGCACTTCGAATCCAACCGCCCCGGTCATGATGTCGATTTTGATTTGTACGCCATTGTTCGCGGTAGTGTGCAGGAATTCGACAGAGAGTTCCAACCACGAGGCTATGAGATTTGTTACCGCAATCGCTTCGACAGGTGGAGTGGTTTCTACATTGTTTACAGCGGGAATGGTGATTGAAGCCGGGGGCGTTCCAATGTAACCGGAGGATTGAGTTTTAGTAATATCCAACCCAAGAGGCGTATCGGAAAGAGTCACAATCATTTGCACTCCAGAGGATGTCGAGTCGGCTCGTACTTGATACCCAAGTTCTGTACCCGCAGGAATGTCGCAGGGAAAGGACATCGGACCTGGACCCATCCCTTGAGTGGAACCAATAAGCAAGAGACCCTCGAAGAAATCGGGACCAGCAGCCGTTCCTGGGTTCGGGAAACCAGGGTTGACAAACGGACCAGCCGAGATAGTCGCACTGCAATTAGCGGGCGCACCATTCCAAGAAATAACAATCCAACGCGCACGAAAGGCGGTTGAGGCAATCAATTGCCGATAGTCACCATCCCCTTGCGACACGCCGCCTGTGTTGACTTGTTGCCAAGCTGAAGATTCTGTTTGCATAAGGTTATCCGTAAATGTGCATTACAAAGCACTGTGATCGATTCAAGTCATTGACCACATCTTTAATTTGAATTCCAATTCTCGCTCCCGCTACGATATCTACAGGGAAAGAAACCACGGTGTTGCTGTGGCTAACAATTCCACCACCAGGGTTTTGAATGAGAAGCATCTCAGCGACCTCGACAGTTGTCAAAGTTGGACCGCTTACGATGTCAAATTCATAGGTGCCGTCCTGCTCACCTGGGCCTGTCGTGCCAGCTATTGAAAGCGTAATCCACTTCACGTTAAAGCCAGCCGCAGCAAAGAACTCCACCGGAGTTCCATAAGTATCCGCAGGAGATCCAACTGTAACACAAATCTCAACCGTTTCATCTGCTTGAGACAACTCTGTAAATGATCCAGCCTGAAATACAATAGTATTAACAAGACTCGATCCTGGTCTGGGCTGTAATGAGCCTTCCTGCACAGACTTCACGTTAATGAAACGCGAATAGTGCTGTCCATCTACCTGATCTATAGAATGAATCAAGTCTAAACCTTTATTGTCAAACTTGATTACTTCATTACTCCAAGGATTACGTAAAGCCATAATGTGTTATAATAGTGATGTACCCGAATGGGGGAGGACTTCGGTCCTTTCCTACTCAGGTATCTTGTGTTCGTCCCGATCAAAACCTAAAAATTGTGCAAAGAGCGGTTCGGGATTACGTTCTATTGCAGCTAGTTGAAAATTCTGTAATAGTTCTTGTGAAGCCTGGAACTCAGCGGTTCCCGATTTAAAAGTAGCTAAATGATGGGCGTAATCAACTAGGAGTTCAGCTTCTCCGAAACTAATATCCACATCTGCACCGTCATTGGCCGGAATTGGCGCGTCGATTAGCCCATCTATATCTAGTGTACTGCCTCCTGTATCATCTGAAGGATGCAGACCAATTTGGGTCATTCCAACAGGGAACCATTCTACAGGAATAGAATCATCTTTCTGCCAGCCATCTTCTCCAAAGTCTAAAGACATAAGAGATTCTAAATTCAGAGGGGTTCCATTAAGTTCTACTCGCATGTGCATCTTACGAAGTAGCAAGATTTTTGCGAGAACTACTCCCTCTCGAAAACGATTTTCGGCGTATTTTGCGCGCATTGGATCATGTGCTTGCCCTTCCTTGGACAACAAATCGGCCAATGCTCCCCACTTAATGTAAGGGGTAAAGTCATTTGGAATACCGAGAATTGTGCCATCCGGTGTACTTGGTAGTTGTGCCGCCAGATCTGTGTATAAAATATCCAAGGTTCCCGCAGCATCAGGCGCGGGTAAAATCTCTATAGTTTGTGTTGGGAGACTTTCTTCTACGTATGCTTCAGGAGTACCAGGAGTAGTAGTCCATGAAGGTAAGAAGTGATCGTATTGAAATAGGTCGGCTTCTATTAAGCCATGCGAAAACCCATCCGAATCAGCAACCCAGGCTACTCGATGTAGCTTCATATTACCAGTATCCAGAAGGGCGTTAAGATCATACCGCGACACACCAATAGTAGTGGCGAATGTCTTTCGCGTCACGACAAGTTTGGTTTCCATCATGAACTGAGCCAAGCGTGAGTTAAGCACACGCACCCATTCCTCAATAGTCCAAATATCTGTACTTAGGGATGCACCCTGGTTTGGAGTCTCCAGAGTATGAAACTGCATTTCATTGAGTATGTCTTGATCGGATACAGTTTGGGAAGTTAGTCCCGTATTGTAAAAGATGGTGCTTGCAGTAGTCGCAACGGCATTGGTGTCTCGCCATCGTCCTACCATCAAATTCCACACGCGTAGAGCTTCGATAAGGTAGAGTTCCATTTCCGAAGTTGTCCAGAATGAATTTGCTCCCACCCTGTCGTGGGCCATACTCTTGAGTAGTCCTAACGTGAATTGTGTGTATCCCATTGTTTATCATAACTCCCTATCTCGGAAAGATTCAACAACGGTATTACGATTGCTCAGTAAATTGTAACTTATCAAGTTCTACTAGCAACGGAGTATTGTCAGAAATTCCCAATTCTTTACGAAAAGATTGAAGCACTGCTGCTTTCGCATTTTGCTGATACTGCAAGAATGGTTGTAGTTCCTCTTGCTGCTTCATTGCGAGTTCCCTAATCAATGCAGTTTGAGAATCAGTAAATACCCAAGTTCTAGGACTTTTCCGTTTCGGAGCCTTGTTTTTACTCTTTTTAGCCATATATTACCTCCCAACGCTAGTATATCACACTTAAACTGGCTTTGCAAGGCCATGTTGTCGTGCTTTAGCTATCTTTCCGTTGATAATTCTATCTCGCCCCAATCTAAATTCTGGGACAACTGCCTGACAGTGCGTGAGACTTTGATTACGTAAGTCCTCAACCGCCGTACTAAAAATATCAGTGCCAAATATCCTCACTAATCTATCCTTAGTCCAGACTAGAACAGCAAATCGTTCAGTCAGTTCTGTGATCTGGCGTTTTAATGCGGGAGTCAATGCACTTGTCGGCACTGAGAATGGCCGATGTTGCACTTCCACCCGCTTATTTCCAGATGAATATTCTAAGGTTTTCATTAAATTCCTAAAGCTACTTCGACTGTTCCTGGTGCAGCATCTTCGGCCACGATTCGTGTCGGTCCAACGATGAAGTAAATTCTACCACCGGACGTATCATAAAACGTTTCGGCCGCGTAAGATTGCTGTAACTCCCAAAAAGTTTGTCGGGAGACAACAGCCACATACGGCCACTCAGTTGCTTTCAAAGCCTCAATTAATTCGTGTTGAGTAACGGGCATTATTGTAACAATCCGTAAGCTTGTAGGTCAGCGATTAGAGCCGCTAACACAGAGTTGTTGTTTGCAATAGAAGCCGAGGCATTTGCCGCCAGTGTCCGAGATTCAACAATAGTTGCGGTTCGAGTGTACGCCGCAGCTTGTACGGCTGGCGTTCCACCGAAGAAGCTGATACCGTTACCGTCAGCCTCAAATCGATTTTGACCGCCGAGAACAATAGTGATGTTGCCGCCCAGACCACCAATTCCAGTCGTGAGATTGTCTCGGTTAGGAATAAGAGTCGGATTGGTTTCGGTTGACGCTTCGTTTAGCAACGCATACGCACCGGAAAGAACCCCGCGAACAGTCCCAGTGAATACCGCCAAATTGGTGCTGATATCTAGCTGAGTTGTATTACCGATTTGGAGAAGAAGATTCTCTCCAGGGGCAGTGTTCAGAACAGTGGCATCGTTGAAGTCCACCCTTAGAGTCTCAATATCGCTGTTGTTGCCGTTGTTTCTCCACACGATCCATCGTTGGTTTGAAACTCCAAGCCCCCCAGTAGCGGGTGGCGCGGGACCAGTAAAAATACCACCAGGGATAGTTATGTCTCCAGCATTGCTGACGAGCATAACAGGGTCGGTGTCACTTTGGCGAATCTCGAAAATGTTTGCGGTTTGAGTAGAGAAACCTCGAATCTCCATTTGAACTTCATCAGCACTAGGGATAACCCGCATATTACCGGCCAATTGGAAGAATGGTGTAGTGATAGTTACCCCGCCCGGTGTCATATTCAGAACCGTTGCGCCTTCAACGATACCTACGAGGCTGGAGTCACCTTCATTATCTGCACCCCCGAAACCAGTCGTAAGATCACCACGTCGAGGAATCAGAGTTGGGTTGGTTCCGGAAGCCGCTTCGTTTAGCAGTGCATATCCAGATCCGGTGATTGCGAGAATGGTGTTAGAGTTAATGACAGAGGTAGTCGTATCAACGCCAAAAACGAGAGTAGACGTGCCATCAGAGACACGAAACGCCGAAGGAGAAGACCCTGTAATGGCAAATCTACCCGCAGGAATTGAGACTTCTGGACTGCGAAGGCGGATATGTGCGAGAGCGGTTGGGGCACTAGGATCACCAATGTCAAAAATATCGGAAGTAGCAAAAGAAAGTATAGGAATGTCAGCGTTGTTCGCAGCATTTCGAAAGACAATCGAACTAGCATTTGCAAGTCGAATTGTTCCCGATTGAGCAGGACTTGTCGCCAAAGACAAAAAAGAACTATTCCCAAGAAAAATTGCCGAAGGAAAATCGATAACCGGACCCGACACGAAAGAAATGCGCGGCATACTCGCATGACCAATAAGCAAGTTTGCAGATCCGTCAGATGAGAGAGCGGTAAAATCAGCGTTATCGTTTTGATTCCGCATGAGGTATGAAGCCGCATTGGGAATCCGAATGTTACCAGTTACTTGAAAATCAGCCATATTTTATCCTTATGAAATCGGTCCAGTCAACGTGATATAGTGAACTTTGACTCGAATTTGTCCTCCGGTAAAGTTTACGCCGTCAGAAGTAATAACTACGTCATTAGCAACCGGGAAAATTTCAATCGCACTTGAAACGAAGTCGCTAGAATTAGAAACCGTACCATTAACGGTAGAGATTGAATTACCCCAACGATCTGTATTCACACCATCTCCAACATCATATCCCGCAGGACCAGCTGCGTTAATGTTGCGGGTTGTAACTCCAAGAACAATCGCTCCAGCCGGGATGAGTCCAACAGCTGTCGCAGTCGCGCCAGATGGCGTAAGGACAACAGCCGTAGCAAATTGAGTGGTTGTGGCCGCACTTCCTTGAACCTGCGTATCACCTCGAACAATGAGTGTATCTTGGACAGTAACTTCCAAAAGGCTAGTATTAGCTTGGAGGACAGCCTGACTAGAAGCCGAAACAACAATCAGGGCTTCCGAAGCGGTTTTGGTAAGTGCCAGTTGTCCACCTTGGAGAGTAACAAAAGGTGTATTGATAACGACCTGCAAAAGTCCGCCGCCTTCACCGATTTGAAATACATCTGAATCAGAGAAACCAAAAACATTAATATTACCATCATCATTGAAGTTGCGCCAAGAGATTGAATCTGCATTAGATAATCTAAGCGTACCCGATTGGGCAGGAGTCGAACCCAAAGACAATGGAGCGGTTGGGAGACTGACTCCTAAAATTCCTGCACTAGTGCCGAGAATAAGAATATCATTATCATCAACTTCAAGAGCCGTAAGGTTTGCATCATCAGCAACATTTCGCCATCGAATAGTTCCTTGATTGGGAAGTTTAATTTCGTCGCCAGTAAACTCAAAAGTACCAAGATCGCCTTCAACAACCATGTTGCCAATGACTCTTGTATTACTAGGTATTACAAATTCTGCCATAGTTTATTCCTTAATTTCCCGGTGCTGTAAGCGTTCTGTAGTGAACAATAATTCTAATCTCTCCACCAGTAAAGTCCACACCGTCTGATGTGATAACCACATCGTTTGCTGTGGGAAAATTACGAAGGCTTGAAGAAGTATAATCCGTAATATCTGAGGTTGTGCCCAAAGCAACAGCAATTGAACTACCCCAGAAATCCACATCTACACCATCACCCACATCGTATCCCGTAGGTCCAGTGACCGTTGTAATGACACGAGTTGTGATTCCGATTACGAATGAGCCAGCAGGGATAAGAGCCGCTGCCGTGACAGAACTGCCAGCAGAAGTGAGGACCGTGGTAGTCGCAAACTTGTCTTCTGTTTCAGCCCCATTAGGCCCAGTAAACTTGATTTCCCTATCAGTCGAATTAACTTCAAAAACAACGCTGCCAGCCGCCTGTCTGATCTGTAGAGCCGCGTCACTATCGCCCCGGATGAGAAGGTTTCCAGCAGGAATGAGAATTTGTGTGCAATTAAGTCTAAGTTCTTCGAGTTCGCCGGGATTACTGTTGTCACCAATGTCAAGAATGTCGGAACCAGCAAAAGAGATAATGGGAATGTCAACCGTGTCTTCCGAGTCTCGGAAAATGATTGAGTCAGAGTTTTGAAGTCGAATGGTACCTGTCAGAGCAGGAGTGGTACCGAAAGCAAGAGAAGCACCACCACGTACGAAGACAAGACTATTAGTTGTATCAACTAGAAATTTGGTACTACCGGCTGCATTTCTAACGTCCAATGCTTCTTGGCTAGTAAATTGAATTTTAAGAACGTCATCCAAGTTAATACGCGTAGGAATACGAAACCCGTCCATATTCACATCACCAAGTTGCCATTCATCCGAGTCCAAAGAATCGAATAGGACAATATCGCCTGAATCACCAGCGTTTCTTGAGATAATGGTGTCTGTGTAGGAAAGTCGAAGTGTACCTGATAAAGCGGGAGTGGAACCGAAACGAATATCGCCGGTTGCCATAATGAGAGAGGAAGAAATAGTTACAAGGCCATTAATAGTATCGACAGCGAATACATCACCGCCATCACCATCTGCCCTAACAAGAAGTGCCTCAACATTATCTGTGTCAATAATAAGTTGACCTTGGAGGTCCATATCCCCCAAGACTGTGTGATCTACTTCAATAGTAGCTGATCCTTGAACGGTGAGATCGCCTGTAACTACAAGATCTCCAACGACAAGGTGTTGGTTAATACCAAGTATGATTGCCATTCAACTACTCCTTATTTTCTAGCAAAAAATTCAACGCCTTCGCCATCAACTTCTGCTTTTAGAATAACGCAATTAAGATCAATAGTATCCATTGACCATTCCGCAGCAAGACTAACGGGCTGACCTGGATTAAGCGGTATACCTTTAGTATCACCTGTGGTACCCACCAATCTAATTACATCTGTGTTGGTATCTTTGCCGATAATGAGAACGTCATTAACTTCATTTCTTGAAGAAACCAAAGGTTCTGGCGTTATAGCCAAAGCTACATCTTTTTCTCCAGAAACAAATTCCGTACCTACAGCCATGATTACTCCTTATTTAATATTAAATTCATTTATACTCTACGTACTGGCACTGTTTTCATGCCAAGTTCTTTTGCTGCGATAAGACGATGATTGCCTTCAATTAAATATGCATCTACGCCTTTACGCTTAATTCGTGGTCCCTTACATTCCAACAACAGAGGTTCTTTAATACCTTCTTTGCTGATAGACTCTTTAAGAGCCTCAATAGTAACTCGATCTCGCTCACTCATCTTTTGAGTTGCGTATTGCTCCACATAAGAAATGAGCATTTCTTCTATAGGACCAGTATGTGCCACAGGTTAAATTCCCCCGTAAGCCTAGAAACCTCTAGTTTTCTTGAGTTCGCGTTCTTTACGTTCTGATTCCAAAGCAATAGCAATTTTGCCAACAGGGGCACCTTGCTCTGTTAGTGTTTTAGAACTTATCGCCCTAACTACTTCAGTTGCCGGTGTACCAGTTACAGGCAAAGGTGCCTGTCTGCCTTGTGCAGCCCTTAAAGCGGCAGTACGTTCTTCTACGTTTTTTACAACCGCTGCGGGTCTAAATAACTGAACCATTAGGATTGCCGTGTACTATGAGTGGGAGCAACCTGACCATCAAAGGTATTAGGTACTTTCCCGCCAGTAGTTGCAACACTTCTGCGTCCAGCGTGACCAGCATCACCACCAGGGGCGGTATTGGGAGATGGCGTACGCCCTGGATATCCAGGTTCACCATCAACTCTGGCAACGTTATCACCAGTACCATGTTGTACTGGAGCTAGACCATCGTCAAACGGAGAGTCAATAACAGTTTTATGGGACATTATACTTTTTCCTCTCTTGTGGCATGACCCGCATTGTGGTCAAACCCTTGTTTAGTTATAAACAATTCTACGCCTTCCGCACGACTTGGTGTAGCCGTTGCTTGTGGAAGATCCTCATTGATGGGACCACTTCTGGGGGCCGAGGATTTTCCTCTACCGTGATCTTCTGTCACAGCATAGCCATCAAACGGACTATTTAAACCTTTTAAATCGGGCATAAATTCTCCTTAAAAATGACCGTGGTGCCCATGCACCGTAAACGGTCCTGAACGAACAGACTCAGATGTGATTAACGTCATTGGAATGTCTGTCCAAACTTCTGTGGCGTAAATTTCGCCATCTTCTATCGCTAACTTTTGAAGCAAATCTTCAAATGTAGCACGTTTTTTTGCAGCTAAACGAATAGAAAACATTGGATTTGGTTTATCTCTTGTCCCAGGCCAATCAGCCATTTCGGACAAGGCGTACAATTTAATCAACCGATCAGGAATTGTAAATGGTAATTCCTGTAATGTTGAAAAATCTTCGCTAATTGACCAGTACAAAAGGCGAAAACCTTTCGCTGCCTTCTGATGGGGCCAAAGTTCATACATTGGCAAAGGAGTCGTATCAGGGCTGTATCGTAAGTCTGCTAAGGCCAGAGCGTCACCCGTTCTTTGCCGTTGTGGATCAAGCCAATCTAGTCTGGACTGATCCATGTTTGTATGTAACCTTGCTGGACGGTTCGCATCAATAACTGAAACGAATCCGTAAAAATCAGAAGGTACGGTCACATAACCAGTAAAGATAGAATAACCTTTGCCAGCTTCAGTAGGATCAGGATATGTCCTATCAATAGTTATTTCGGTAACAGATGTAAAGGTAGCGACAGTGAAGACGTGATTGCCAATTTTGATTTGTTGTCCAACGTGAGCATCTAGGAAAGTTGTTCCTGCGCCTATGATAGTCGTGGAGTCTTTGGTAGCCGTAATAGTACCATCAGTTACTTGGTCGATGGTAGTGAACTGACTTTCTTTGACAGCCCAACTCCATAATTTTGAATCGCGTACTTCTTGGAAACCGTCTTTTACCCAACTCTGTATGAGCCGAACCGGAACTTCAGGGTTGTAAAAAACAAGTTCCTTCCAAATACTATCGAAGGTACTTGCCATTTTCTACCTCTTATCGTCCGATGATTTCCACTTCAACTACTACGTTTGACAAATCTTCAGCGTTATCAACTTCAACTTGAGCAGCATCACTGCCATCAGGTTGATAAACAACCACAGTCTCAGCCACGCTATCGTAATGGAAGGTATAACCATCTTCGCCTTGATTGAAATTGACGTGAAGAATCTCGCCAAGTCCTACATCAGAGGCCAGTAATGCTTCCCCGCCAGTTACGTAAGACGCATCAAAAGTCAGAGTTACCAAAACCCTACGAACATTCGCCAAAAGCGGAGTTTCTTGTGTAAATGAAAGAGCCATTTTTATCTCCTATAAAGACAAGGGCAGAGTAAATTCCGCCCTTGCCTAGATTTTTGGGATTATCCAGTGATTCGGTTCAACTGTCCCTGGAATCGGGGTTGTACGCAAGTGATGTTACCGGCGAAGAACATCTGTCCAGCCAGCAAGTTGTCGTCACGTTCGCCCTTAAAGCCAGAGAAACCAAACGCAAACTCAGGATCAGCAGTAATCCATAAGCGCCAATGTTTGGTGTTCAACCACCATAACACTTCGCCTTCGCCAGAGTCAAGCAAGTTCTCACCGAACCCGTTTTCACCAGGGGCGTACTGCGAAACCATGATTCGCGCTGCGTTGAACTCAAGTCCAGTAAAGCCAATCGTGGGATCGACAGAACTAAACCTCTGTTGGGGCTGAAACTTCTGCTTAATAAAAGCAATACCCTTATTGGTGGTCACACCAAGATCGGGCTGTTCGGCACCAACAACAGTTTCCTGATAAGTTTCCTCTAGCGTTTTATAACTAATGGAACCGGAAACGTCAGTGACGTTACCATCAAGAGCGTTGTTCACGTCAGCACGTAGGATAGTACCGTATGAGTCAAAGGTCTGACCATCAGAGTCAGAAGCCAACTCATAACTATCCGTTACGTTGTCGTTTATAATTTCAGCAAGGCCATTAAGTCTCAAAGACCTATCGGTTCCATCACCACCGGACAAATCGATACCGTAACCGTAAAGGTCAACAGCAAGATCTTCCGACAGCTTCAGGGCCGCATTGACCATGTGCAAGTCGATAATTCGGAAAGCCGCTTCCGGTCCGACATTGATAACCTGAATTTCCTCTTTCACGACAGAAACGTTGCTGTAATAGTGCTTCACGTCATGCGTGGTCCTATTAGCAATGTCTTTCTTCGTGATGGTAAACGTATTGGACGTATTGTTACGATCATACGGTCCACCATTCTCACGGTCATACATGAACATCTCATCGAAGGTTTTTCCGCCAGGGAATACCATCGGCTGATTTGCTTTCATGAACGCTAAGAGAGGATCATTCAAAAAGATACCATCTGCCACACCAGGAGCAATAAATTCCTGTGTAAGTGCATTGATTTCAGATAATGAAAGAGCCATTTTAATCTCCTAAATTGAATTTTAGTCGCGTGTCCATTCGGGGATTACTTTTGTTCCCCCTCTGTACTCTTGCAGTCGCTTCATGGCCGCACTAGCACGATCATCAGGTGACGTTAAATTAGCGTCAGCTTCCTGAATCGCATGTACTCTACGCGGGCCAGCATCCAAGAGGGGAGAAGCAGGATTTTCTGCTATCATTTCCTCTTTGGCTGTCGCCACATCAGCAGCAAGTCGCTCCTGGTAGGATTTCTCTGCAAGTTCGGCATATCCTTCTTTATTCATTGAAGTGTATGCTGTCTCTAGATTCATGTTATTGTCTTCGGCAAATTGAATAAGCTTGCGTGTATCCAGGTACTTATTAAAGTCCTGGTGAAACTTGTTGCCAAGTTCCATGACGGTCGAGTGATAATCGGCATAGGCACGATCTTTAATATCGGCCATATCCTTCAACTGATCCATCGTCACATATTGCTTATCTTCCGGTGTCTCTGGAGTCACTATGGGTGCCGTTGGCATTTCAACATCGTTTTCCACTAACTTTGCTCGGTATTGAGCGTTTTCCTCAACAAGCTTATCATAGATATCCTTGTTGTTGTGGTCGTTGTCTTCGTTGCGCTTAACGTACAACCTAGCATCGTCCATTTCGGACTGAACTCTACTTTGCGCATCGGCCAACTCAGTCTGAGCCGTTTTCAACTCATCCATGTTGCGCGAGTAATCGCTTTGCCGAGTGAAAGAATCTTCCAGTGCCTTTAAAGCCACTTCGTCGCCAGCGAGGGCTTCTTTAAACCCCTTGGCATCTTCCTCTGAAAGTTTACCACTTCCAATTGTTTCCGCAAACCATTTTTCATAATTAAACGGCATAATATATAACCTCCTTACAGCCAGTTAATAAAACTACTTCCTGTTAAACCTGAGTCTGCGGACCCTGTTGGGGTGCCACAGCTTCTTCGTTAACGCCAGAAATAGAAGAACCTTGCAGTTGGTTTGACCGCGATAGGCCAGCTTCAACGCCAGCTTTAATCTGCGGTATGATCTGAGCAGCAACATTGCCAAAACCTGGAAGTATGTTTGCGAGAGCTAGGATGCCTTTCTCCAATCCAGTTGCCATCTGGAGAATGACTCCTACCTGTTGTATACTTCCTAATGAGGGTGCCTCCGACTGATTCTCCGTAGAACCTTGTTGGGCCAGCCTTGGTTTCTGCTCAGGGGCCGTGGTCGGTCTGGGAGGATCTTCAAGGTTTCGCCTACCTAATACGGGTAAGTTTGACATTGATTACTCTCCTTTTTTGACCGGAATTATATCGTAACCACCGGATTGAGGTCCGTGGTTAGCAACCGTACCTGGACGGTCATAACCTGGAACTGCACCAAAGCCCTCGTAATGCGTCCAGTTTTCGGGCATTGGCCCGGATGGAGCATCGAAGTCCACAGTTCTAGGTACGTCTGGGCTGAAATCCCCAAATAGGGGATGCTCAAACTCAGGTTTCTTGTGCGCTCGTTGCGTCATATTACTTCTTTTTCCCGATAGCGTCAGTAAAGACGGTATCCATAGATCCTTTGTTAGACATTTCTGATAGCCTCGTTCGAAAATTAAAGTAGGGAGTGAGGGATATCCTGACCCCCTACAATATTAGACAGAGAAAGCGTTAAGCCTTCAAGTGTTACTATATCACACTATTATATCCTAATCAAGTTAGGACTCAGATACTATCGGACGACCATCACCTTTAGTTTCAATTGAAGGTGTAGTCTGTGCTGTGGGCTTACGGCCAGGGGTTCCAGCCGATTCCTGTTGGATAAGAGCGATCTTCTGATCCAACTCACTACCCAATCGAGCCGCAATCTGTGGAATATTAGGTACTTCCAGCAATTCCAAGAAGGTTTCGTGATCGATCTCGCCCATTCGCCGCAACATGATAGCTTCTGCTTTCTTTGTAATCAACTGCAACTCCAGCATGGAATTGGGTGTCACATAGAAGGTGAAGTTCGATGCGTGTTTGATAGCCCGTTGTGTTCTTGTCAATCCAGCAAATTCGCTGAAATTCTGCAAATTACCATCTGTATCCAGAATATCTCCTGAACCGTCAGGTATCAAGGAGTTAGGATCAAAGTCAAAATCTTCCAAGGTCAATCCACCAGGACCGAGAATTGACATTCTCCGCTTGGCAGTGTAATGCTGCATAAAGCCAAACTTAACCAAATGGGCTAATTCCCTAATGCTAAATTCCAGCAAACGCCCCCGCATCCGAAGTTGCGGAGACATACCAGCTTGGATAGCCTCAATAGATTCTGCCGAAGGAGTTTGTCTCAATCGCGTCAGTGCCGACAAGTCGCGCGATCCGCTCAAGAGATCCATTTTATCAACAATGAACTCAAGCATGGAGAAGACATAATCTTTTAATTCTGCCCCACCCTCAAATTGGATTCCTTGACCACCGAGAAAGCGTAGTCTCATATTCTGGCCTGAACGCCGTGAATCGAATTTCGCTAATTCTTTCTGTGAGATAACTCTGGAATCCGCAATCTTGTTGGGCCGCAGATCCTTCTTAATATTATCATCTACCCCTTGCACTACATTATTCACAAACTCATTAAGTGGAATAAGATCCTGCGTCAAACTCTTGGAGAAGAATGAATTGGGATAAACAAAACTCATATCATTGAATAACTTAACAACGGGGAACATATCAAACCACCAAACGTTCGGCCCATCGTAAAATACTTTCTTAGTAGAAGATATGATCGTGCGCCCGCGTGGGTATAATGGTTCATTGGGTTCCACGTCATAACTATAAAATGTTTCTTTTCCTTGATTGTCCAAACCCATAGACACTGTGTTCTGGGACTCATTCATGGCATCATCCTTCACATGCACAGTGAATACCTCAACGCCTGGAATTGTCATATTGGGTTTACCAGGGTTGCGGAATCTACTAAGCACAGGAGAAATCATACGATCAAACACATGGGAGGTTATGTGCCGACCAGTACCAAATGCTACGTCCTGGTCAGGTTTGATGAAATCCGCTAAATGCGGGTATTTCGCTTTTAAGAAACTGACTGTTTCTCTTGACCGAATGATAACTCCCATACTATCTTGGATAGACATAGAAGTTGTGGGTCTGATGGGGATTACATCTCTTGCATCTCTTGGAATGATATCCAGATCTCCAAGTCCACCTTGAAGTTCGGGGTTCCAAACAAGATGGAGATATGCACAGCCCGCTGGCATTGCCAACTGTACGGCTGCTCCAATTTTCAGATCAATAAAATTATTCAACCACCACGATTGCGATAGTTGATTCAAAATCATAGCCTGACCTTTAAACAAGTCATTGGCTGATTTATAAGAGAAGAACGGTTTAAGATCCGTCAATGCGGCAACATTGTCGCCTACTGCCTTGCCAAGCAAGTTGACGGTTAAATGGGAAAGATCGCTATGCTGAAGTTTAGAGTGATGCTCACCTTGAATATACGCAATGCCTCTATCAATATCTTTATACCCAAATTGTGCGCGTAAGAAGGCATCACCTTCATTAACCACGGTATTTACCCAAGTAAGAACATCTTTCTCACGTTGGGTAATAGGTACGATATTCGCCATAGATTATCTCCCTTGCAACTTTTTCGCTAACAATTCACGTAAATCGGTCTGATGGGTCTCTTGCACCGGATTTTTCGCGTAGTCTTCTTTACCATGTTTGGTGTCATAAGAATATGCTTCACAGCACAACTGCTGATCTTCATGTTTCTTTTCAAGTTGTCGTAGTTGATGCAGACTTGTAATTAAAACAGGTTTGCCTTCTAACCGAGTCAAATGCTCCGCTACAAACGGTACGAAACTCCTACGTTGTCTCCGTCGAGGATCGTATGCCATTTCCGTCTTACAGATCGGACATAACTGCACATGATCCATAATCTCATCACACGTAATATATTCATCAATCATCCTTTCTTCACAGTTAGGACAATCAAAATCGTATAACGGCATTAAACTAAACCCAACACAACGTTAAGTGCGTAGGACATTTGCTCACGAACATAACGCTGAATCTGTTTAATTACCACTTCTTTCGGATAATCCTCGGCATCTTGAGCCGATGTGGGTTCTCCTTCTTCTGCGTTGAAGTAAGCCTGTTCCTTTAGCATTTGAATCTGATCTCCGTCTAACTGCAATTCTACTCCTTGCAATTTAATTGCACCAACGGTCATTATCCGCTGGAACAATTCATGCGCGGTTTTGAATTGACCAAAGTGCCTACGAAGATCCGCAAGCTGTTGTCCCGTAAACTGAAGTGCCCAATCCGTGTCATTAGGCATATCAGCCGTGTCTACAACCCGCTTCCAGATTGCTTGTTGAGAGCCATACTGCTCATAAACTTCATCAGGTATCTTAAATTCAAAAATCATTAAACAAAAACCTCCCTTAATAGACTATACCACAAATCCACGTTGAAATCCAGTTTGTGATATAATAGTGTTGACGCAACGGGAGAGGGACTACTACACGGTAGTCCTTTTCTATTTACCAACCTTCATCCAATTCCTGCATCATCCTGCTATAGCTAACAGCCGTGTTCCGGTATGTGGGCTTTACATATGTGGGGTCGTCTTCCTTTCTTATACCCTCTTTAACCAAATTTGACAGGTATCTCTCCCTATCCAGAGCCAAATCAGGATCATACGCATTAGCCGCCCAGAGTGCGTGGAACCCCGCAAAGAGCCTATCATCGAGCTTCTTACCCTGAAATCTGCCCGCAGCAGCCTTAATGTCCTGGGCCAGAGCATCATAGTCCTTGATCTTGGCGATCTCAAAGCCAGCCATTTCACTGATGAACCAGGGCGACTGGATGATCCAATTGCCTGTCTTCAGCCTAGTTTCACCCAACATGACCAATTTCGTCCGTGTCTTAGCAGTAACCTTGGTACCAAAAGCTGGTATCTCGTTACGTCTAATGCTAGTGGTGTTGATATCCTGAAACAGATTCTCGTACTGAAATTCCTCAGATAGTGTGTGAATGGTATGCTCACCGTAGTTGTTGGACTCCACGTTGACCACCGCTGGCATATCCAGGTAGTGATCGAAGTACATGAATCCAATCTTATGAATCACGGCCGCAAACTCGTTCGGCTTGAGGTAATTACACGCGAACTCAGCCACTTGCACCTCGTATTCGCTCTTGCTGCCCTTCTTCAGCACATGGACTACTGAGTTACTCAAACCTAGTCCACCGCCAATATCAGCACCTATGTAGTATTCTGCGCCCTTCTGCGGTCCCTCAAACATGAGCAGACAACCATTTGGATCAGCCAACTCAGTAGACATACCGAGGAATTTGATTTTAGGATCTGCGAAGTATGGTTCCATTAGTCTATCGCGGAAGGCATATGATACACCTGAAAGGGTTTCAGCCGCTTCTGCATTTCATTGATAAGTTCATTGCCGAACATACCGATAGTCCTATGCTGGAACGCCTCAAAGTGATCTGTGGGGTATTCAGAGTAGAAAGTAGCCAGATTACCTGACTTCTTGAAGTTTATGTAATTTGCTTCCCACCAATACATCTGCTCCTTGGTGACGACGAACGCCTTGCCAAAACAATATGTAGGACTCGTTTTCAGCACATGAGCCGCCCAATCAAGGGTAGCCTTACGTGGAGTCCAATTAGTCGGAGGATTCATGACATAGAGTGAGTTAAGATAGACTGGAATGAACAACGCCCTGAGCTTAGGATCTCTACCTTCCCATGAGCGTGTAAACATATCGTGCCAATGATCGTCACGTACACGCGCGGTAGATTCGTGGATGCCAATATTGTTTGGAAACAAGTGAAAAGTTGGCATAAAATCAGCGTCGATTTGTTCATAGTTTTCCCAATCTGGGAGTTCTGTAAAATGAAAGACATTGGTAGTGTTTCCTTGAGCGATACCGCCGCCCATCTTGCGTCCGTGGCCTACGACCAGGGTACTGTTAAGATCATCGAAATGAATAGCCTCACCCTCAGTCGTCTTGACGTTATCCTTAATAGAAGGATACATCCACCAAGGCAAGCCATCCATAATATCATTGAAGCGTCTGCGAAGAACCTGAGAGCCTGTAGGTGCGTCCGAGGCCATAACCCCGCGCTGGTTCTCATGGAACACAAGCCGCTGTACCATTATGTTCTGTGCAAGCTGTGTAGCTCCTGCCTGTCGGCACTTACACCACACCCATCCATTGCTGCGCCCTTCTTCCCAGGCCAGCTTCTCGCCATTGGAGATATGTAGAAGGCCAGTCTCTTGCGCGTCCCAGAGTTCAATCGTAACCAGTCTGCCATCAGGAGTCATAACCTTAGAATAGCGGTCCATCCAATAACGGAAGTCCCAAGTACACAGGGCTATCTCATTGATGATGAATTGGTTTTCGTGATCTTTAAGTTGTCTGACAGGCTGCTTCTTGTCCTCGTTCCAGTCAGGCATGCTTTGTTGCATGTCTAGTGATTCACCCACAGTAAACCGTTTAAGTTTAAAAGGGATACCTTTCTGGACTTCATGCAGCCGCACAGCGACTATTTCTTCGTGGTACATTTTAGATAAGCTAATATAGGTAATTCTTCAAACATCCGGTCTACGTAAGGCATAGAGTGACGTAAAGTAATTTCTATCATTTGAGCCATAACAACCCACATAGGCACACTACGCCACGGAAATAAGTCTAACTGGAATGGCTCAAACTTAAACGTCAGTTGGTTCATCTTCAGCCTCAACTACTATCTCAAAGGGGTTATCGTGCATCAGATCGCCAGAACCTCTGGCAACCTTGCCAGCCATGCCTTTCTCCATCATACTACCGAAGTTCTGATTGAGGTTGATGTTAATGCCGCCATCCTTGGGGAATAGGCCAGCCATCTGAAAGAGCATCTTTCGCTCCTGGTGTCCATCAGGCTCAGTGGCCGCGTCCAGACTCACCCGCATGAGATCAGGCAGATCTCTAAACATGATATCGTAAGCCTTGATAACGTTCTGGGTGCGAAGTCCTTGAGAGAAATACTTTTGGAGTTCGTGTGGATTAGGCGAGACAGACTTAGCTATCTCGTACAAGGACTTGTCCTCGTTTTCCATCAATCCTAGGGCCGTGACGAAAGCTTTGGCCTTGGGGTGCTGACTAGCAGCCACGGCATCTATGAGAGCCGATCTGCCGCCCGCTGTTTCCTCAAGACTATCTAGGGCTCTCTGGAGACTCAACTCCGCTCCATCCATACTCTGCAAAGCGGTGCTGGAGTTCTTCGATCCCTTCTTTTTCGTCGTCGTGCGCTTCGTAGCTGACTTCTTCTTGGGCATTTTCAGGCACCTCGTCTACCCATCCAAGCTGTTCTGCAATAGCATGGAGCAGACGATTCTGTTCCTCCATTATTTCGGACTGTTTTGCGACATTTTTGGCTAATACTCTCAGTACCGCCACTTGGGTTAAATTCATTAAAACTTACCTTCTCGCTGCAATTCTGCCAGCTTCGCTAGGTATTCATCTTTGTAAAGGGTTGCCAGCCGAGTTAGCTGGATTTTAAAGGTACGCATAGGACGCGTTTTGCCAGTTTCCCAATTCGCAATCGTTTTACAAATTCCGTACTTTTTGCCGTGAGGCCGCCGAGACACTTTTTGGGTATACAACCCTACGTGTTTTCCTAGATCGTAACGTGACCACCCTATTGCGTGGCGCAGCGCCCGTATCTGGAGAGGCTCACTGTTGTAATATTCCGTTTTCAGCGGTAATTCCACCTTTTCTACACCTTCCCTCCATTTATGATATCATAAAAGCATGATAAGAGTGGAAATTACACCTGGATCAATCGCTATTTTGCAGGACGATTATGTGTTGTACGAATCTCTGACAGAATTATCCCTTTCCTCCCCACGATCTGTTATAATGGATATAGACGACATTATTGAATTGGTGAGAGAATTGACAGACGACGAGGTAATTTTGACAGAGGATGCGTATGAATAACAAGAAATCTGTGCTGAATAGTATCAAGAAGGCTGGCGCAGCAGGGATAAACCTGCGTAAACTGTGCAAACACAGGACTGCTGGCTCTACCAGGAAATTCTTAAAAGAACTCATTGGTGAAGGAAAGGTGAAGGAACTGTCTATTCTGAACAGGAATAAGACAACCACCCGCATATTCATTCTGGCTAAAGACGACGAGCGAGAGGCTCTAGGTCATGCTTTCATAAACTTCCTTGTAACAGGGAAAACCCGCGACGAGATAGTACACACCTTTGGCGATCATGCCGATGCGCTAATCGCTGGCGAATACCAGGGTTACAACAAGTTTGAGCAACTGAATGACTTTGGAGAGAAGGTCTGGATACTCCTGCCTGAAGTCCGAAACGAGTTGATTGTGCAACCGAGAGACTGGACGTACAGTATTGGCAAAAACGACAAAGGCGAGAACCAACCTTACATCATGGCTCAACTGCCAGATAGTGCTTTCCACGATGCAAACTTTGGTGAGTGCATCAGGATCGCTCCTATCGCTGACGTACACTACGGCCACAAGGCTTGTAGGATCGAGAAGTGGTTGTCCTACCTACGCTGGATCAAGGAAACTCCTGGCTTGTATGCGATCATCCTAGGCGATCTCATGGAGAACGCACTAGACGATGGGCGTGGTATGAGCTACGATCAGGACAAAGATCCACAAACACAGCTAGATGAAATGACTGCAATGATCGCTCCGATAGCACATAAGGTGCTGTTAATGACAAGGGGGAACCATGAAGCTAGAACGTTCAAGAGAAGCGGAATCGACCCGATGCGTATTCTCGCGGAACGCCTGGACATTCCGTATTTTAGTGGGCCTAGTATCGCAGCCATTCTCGCGGGTGGGCATAAATGGTCAGTCTATACCTTTCACGGCAAAGGCAACGCGCAAACCAAAGGCGGCAGAATGAACGCTGCTGGTGTAGCCCGCAAGTTCACAGGGTTCATCAACTTTTATCTTTCAGGCCATACACATGATCCGATGGCAAACTCCGAAACCTGTATCGTAGAAGATCCTATTAACTGTAGATTGATCTATCCGCAACAATGGACAGTAGTCACATCGTCATTCCTAGCATGGGAAAACACTTACGCTTATGATGCTGGATATGCACCGTCAGGGAGAGGGGGAGTAATACTGGAACTTTACAAGAACGGTGACTACAACGCAAGCATGAGGTAGAAACTAGTGTTCCGAGCAACCACAGACCGTACGGTACTCCCGTATACGATAGAAGGATGGGATCTTCGTAATGAAGACGACAGAGAGAAGTGTGTGAAAAAATGGCAAAAGAACCTGAGACTAGAGGATTTCGACGTAGTTATCAGTTTGAAGCGTTTTGTCGATCTGAACTTAGGAGACTCCACTGCCAGCATCAGAGTGAACGAATGGCACAAATGCGCCACGATCTACCTTTTGGACCCAATCGACTATATACTGAGCAACTATGCGGATATGGTTTGGGGATATGATATGGAAGATGGCATTGTCCACGAACTACTCCATATCCCAATGTTCCCCTACACGCCCGAAGACAAAGAGACACTGGAATACACAGCTTTGGAGGTTTGTATATCAACTATGGCAAATGCACTACTTACCCTAGACAGGGCACGATGCGTACACAAAAAGCGTAACGGCGCTGATATTCAATTAAAAGAGGAAAACGATAGATTGAAGGCCGCAAGCAAATCCATCATGAAACTCCTAAAGAACGAGACTAACCCTGTATCATAGGCTAGTCCATGGAGTGAGGTATGAGGATTTGATACGGTATCTACCAGTTCTTACTATAACACACCCAAGCCCTTAAATCAAGTCTATTTAGTTTTCGTCGGTAGTTTCTTTGGTTTCAAGCGGTTCAGGTTCAGTCTTCTCAATCTTGCCATCACGTCTTCTCCTGAGAGTAGGTCTATCAGGATTATCAGAGACAACCGAGTTCTCGGCTTCTCTCCAATCTGCAAGAATCTGCTGCATATCCGTAAACGCGCCAGAAGTAAGTTGTCGTTCATCCTTTACAGGAAAGAAAGCAATTTCCTCAACTACCTTACGCGCTCGATCATCGAACGGTGGGTGAGTAGAAAAGAATCCTATGTGATTACCTTTTTCTTCCTCAAGCCTCTTAAAGAAGTCAACAAAGGCCATTGGGTCATATCCTGCGTTCCACAGGTATTGCGCCCCAAGTTGATCGGCCTCAATCTCTGAGCCACGACTGATTCCTAGCACCAACATGGATAAACCAAAGCCGATGCCCTGGTAAAGCAGATATTCCTTCCAACTGCCGCCAAGCACAAACATTAAGGGAATAGTCGAATATTGGATAAGTTGGCCTTTGGTCGCCATTTCAGTTGAATGACGCGCAAAGACGTGAGCCATCTCATGTGCCAGAACACCCGCCAGTTCAGCCTCAGACTCGACAGCTTCTATAAGTCCTGTGTGGACATAGAGATAGCCGCCTGGAAGGGCGAAAGCGTTGATGGTGTCGTCGCGGATAATCTTTACCTTAATGGGCTGTTTGGCATCACTAGCTTTGACAATTTTATTGGTAAGAGCGGTGATATATTCATTAAGCTCAGGGTCGTTTTCGATTGGAGCATTATTCTCAATAAAAGCAGCATATTCCGCTCCCATACGAGCCTCTGACTCAAGGGAAGTGAAGTTTGGGAAAATCCTGAATATGCGCCCGTTGATTTGTCTGTTGCCAATGTTTTCAATGTCTTTGTGATTCCTCGCCATCAAGGGCGTAGTGACCAGTAACAAAGATAATAGGATGCTGATGATTTTGCGGTGCTTCATATAAATTCCCCCGTTTGCCTATTATACCACGAATGACTAGCAACTATGGTATAATAGTGATACCGCTGAACGAGAAGGGCGAGTGGATAGATTTCCCTCGCTTTTTTCATTTATGGAGGTATTTCTATCAAGGTCGTGCCATAGGTCCAGACGACTTAGGTAAATTGGCCTCGGCAAAGTCTTTGCTCTCCTGAAACAACGCTTCCTTGATATAAGTCAGAAATGGCTCATTTGCCTCACATTCCATAAAATCGCCAGGAAAGATCCTTCGGTCTATTCTTATGCGAAAACAGCCCCAACACAATACTTCGTCCGACTTAGCTACTTCTTCCCAACAACGGTCTGTCATCATAAACTGGTTGATTTCTAGTTTGCAGTCATCACAGAGGTTATTGACTGAAAGCACAAGATCACCATTCATGGCCGTTTTCACCTGTCCTTCTATTTTTACGTCTTGTTTCATTATGATCGCTCCAAAAATATTGATTGCCCTTTAGGGGTAATACGACTTAGTTTATCTACGGTAGCTTCAAAAACCTTCATTTGGGCAAGTTCGTCCTCGCCTAGCTCAATTAGTCCTTCTTCGTGCAAAAGTCGATTCCAGTGCGAAACGGGCCAAGTCCTTGTCTCACAACACTTTGAGGTCTGAATCACGAAACTCATGATGAGCTCAAGTGTAATCCATGCTTTCATGCGTCTTTGCGCCGGTTCGCCTATATTATCGTCAATCATCCCGCCAATCCACCTTTCGGCGTTTTTGTAGTCGTCACCGCGTAAAGTCTCATTTACGTGCAAACAGGGTAAAGTGTTGGCAAAGTGCTTATGAGGCACACAAATCCAGAAACCACGCGCACAGTCCATAGCCACTGGTTCCTTGAATCCTGTCCATTCCCATCGAAAGTAGTCTGCGTAGTCGAATCCTGCTAAATCCTTACTCATCCTCTCTTTTCCACCGTAATACCAAATGTCGGTTGTAAGTGCGGATATCTGTCAAAACCATCATAATCATCACTACGACGATAGATAGCGCTCCTGACAAGAATCCGAGTGCAAATGCTGTAAGTGTTGTCATATCTTCATTATAGCACATTATGAGTTTTGAAAAAAAATTTTGAAAAAAATTATGTCAACCCCATCAGTATGCAAATTGGTGACGCGCTCCCCGCTCGACAATCGAATGCATATGCAATGCACACGCAATTTATATACAGTACAATCGCATTGTATGTGCAGTGTAGATACAATTTAATTGCATTGTACTAGCAATCTATCCACATTGTATCCGCAGTTTAAATAGAATGGATGCCCACTATGCAATGCAAACACAATGCAAGTGCAATGCAGTATAGGGTGAGTGGCACGACTATTGCAATGAGTTTACCTATAG